AACTCAAAAAATGGCAGCAATGGGAACTGCTGGAGTAATGACGATTGCAAGCGGGACATATTTCCAAGCCAAAGCAGCGAAAACGGAAGGTATAGAGATAGCTGTTGTTACAGAGCAAGAATATGGAGCATTTTCCAAATTCAATAGGTTTACTGAGTCAGTTTTAGGCATTTCGACCTTCGAAGGCATTAGAGAATACGCTGAAAAAGGCTATGGCGACATTAAAGGTTCTAACCCTTCTTCTGAGGAGAGCGAAGAAAAAGATGAGCTTGCTGAAGATGAGAGAATAAAAAGAGACAAGGAATTACTTGAAGCAAGGGAGGATCTCAAAATTAATTCCAATGAGCCTCCTACTGATCCTCCCAAACTATCTGATTATTAATCATGGAAGAAATATTCGACAAAATTTTAGCGCCCTATATGTCCTCGCTGCCTGAATTTGTAATCGCGGTAATGGGCATAGTCGGGACACTTGCGTTTTTCGCGCCAGAAGATAGCAAGTTAAGTAGATTGCTTAACAAAATCACTGGAAGATTGTCAAAATTTAAAGACTACTTACTTAAAAAACTTAAAAAATGAAAAAATTAATACCCCTGCTATTACCAATATTTGTTATATCCTGCTTTTGTAAAGCAGCTATTGTCACCTTTACAGGTGGGACAGCAGACTTAGAATCAGGTGGCACTATCATCACAACTACAACTTCTCAAAATTATGGGGTCATTAGCTATCAAGAACAATCTGTTATCCTTGAATATGTTTCACCCACCGAAGATTGGAGTTTTCAGACTGTAGGTGATTATTATGATGTGGGGAATGATGTCATTCACGGTCATTGGACCGCAATCTCTGCTATAGAGATATCTCTTCAAAATAACAACCCTTTCGATTTACAGTATTTTCAAATAACTTCGAATACTTCTGTTGGTGGGCAACCAGCTACAAATGAAGAAAATATAGGTATTCAAGGCTACTTAAATGGTTCTTCTGTTACGGAGATATACGCTTTACCCAGCGTAGATTGGGGTGCAGCAAGCACTAGAGATGTTTTCCTGCCCAGCTCTTTTGATAACGTCGATAAAGTAGTTATCTTTGATAGGGGTGTATCAGGAACTCACACTGGAAATTCAAGCTGTCCTGAGTGCGGTAATTCAGGTTTCTGTTTTGGGATGGATAATTTTGTGTTTGATGAAGCTGTTCCCAATTCTCTTGTTCAAGGTAATGGGACTACATTACCAGTAGTCCCAGAAGCTAATTCTTTACTTTTTTTAACTTTATCTTTGCTACCTCTACTCAGAAGGAGGCGCTAATTATTGATTGTAAAGTTCTCGCTCTAACTTCCTATAACGAGCGTCTGAATGCCAAACTTCGTTAGTTTGGGGAGTGTAAACCCCTTCCTCAGTCTGAATCGGCTGACCCGCCTTGAGCTTCAAGGAAGACGGCTGATATATGTTTAAACTGCTTGTTTTCGGTGAGGAGCTGCCCCCGCAAGAAGTCAGCACGATCATTGGACTCATTGTCGCCAATAGCGCGTAGCCTTTCAATTTCTTCGATAAATTCATTTTTCTGTTTATTATGCTTTTCTGTGATTTCAAAAAACGCAAGTTTGTTCCTCAAGGCGAGATACAACTCAATGCTTTTTAAGATAGATTTGACCAGAGACATTACTTTGTTTGTTTTTTACTGTTAAAAATCTCTTTTTCCCCATCATCTTCTACAACTTTTACTGAGCCAGAGACATATTTGGCACAATTAATTGCTTCATCCTTTAAAAGGTAAGAGTGATGATATTTTTTTCTTTTATCGTATACACGATATTTTACTAATTCTTGATTCATTATGGTTTGAATTCTAAAGTTATATTCGCTACAAATGTTTTATCGTCAGAGATCATTCCTTCAATTAGACACTTACCTTCTCGCAAGGAAACGCGCTTTCCGTCAAAAAGATACTTCTGTTCATCAATACTGATTTGAGTAACACAAACATTTTTACCTGATTCAACGTTGATTATATCATAATCTACAATTTTGTCTTGCAGATGTTTGCTGAGATCATTTGTGCCTACTACTTTAAGCTGTTTTTTCATCTTTTCTGTATTATACCATAGGACAGTTTGGTCCTTATTATTTAATATTATAGCTCTTTTATCGTATCTATCTATCCATTTTTTATAAAAATCTACTTTAAATGTCCTTCTAATCTCTGACTTAAAGTATTTTCCATTTTTTTGTCGGACATGATCTAATATTCCATGAAAAGCTTTTATTTTGGTTGAATTTGAGCCGCGCCTATTACTAAATAAAAACTGTATATGATTATAATTTTCACGTTCTTTTAAAAAAACGTAACAAATATCGTCGCAGTAGTAAATCTCACAATCGCTACAGAACTCGTTAAAGTACCTTTTAGCTGCTGCTACCCTCATAGTTCTAGATCCAGAACAAAAAAAGTTATAAGGCTTAGATCTCAAACAGAAATCGAGAAAGTCATCCCAAGCCTCTTCTTTGTGGATTAATTGTTTAATTATCATTTCTACAGGTTATAATAGTAGAAAAGGTGTAATATTAAACATGGCGGTTGAAGGAAAAAATGAAGTAGCAAGAAGTCTATTGGATTTGCAGCCAACTGCAATTCTAGAACTGTATAAACTGTTTCCAGATACGGTGGATTCACCCTCTACCTTCTTGAGTTTTCATGGGGGTTCCATTTTCGGTGAAAATGTAATTTGGCAAGGTGTACAATACATGCCGATCCCTGTAGAAGCTGGGGGTTTCGGGGTGTTTGGAGATGGAACTTTGCCAAGACCTAAAATTAAAGTTGGCAACAATAACAAGATTGTTAGCTATTTTTTAGCTAAATATAAAGATTTTAAAAACGCCCAATTATTTAGAAAAAAAGTTTTTGTAAAACATTTAGATGATGTGAATTTTGAGGGGGCTAACCCTTTTGGATTAGCAAACTCTGATTCTGAAATTTCAGAAGAGAAGTATTACATAGGTCAGAAAACACAAGAAAACAAATCTTTTGTTGAGTTTGAATTAAATTTACCCTTAGATCTAGATAACTTCGATGTTAATCATAGGACTGTAAATGCCAAATATTGTTATTGGCAGTATAGGGGGTTAGGATGTCAGTATAAAGGTTTACCAGTAGAGAGGGAAGATGGATCGGCTTTCACTGACACCAATAATAACTTTATAACCTTAAATACTAACGAAGAATTTAATTTCGAAAATCGATTTTATCAACACGATTCTGTTTATTCTGTTGGTGAATCCGTTTTTATTGAAGATAAATCAATTATTTTGAGTACAAATGAACTTGATGAACCTATATTCCATAGAACTTGGTATGTATGCTCACAAGATAATTCAGGGCAGCATCCAGAAGGCAACCCCTCATTTTGGCAGAAAGATGGTTGTACCAAAAAGATAGAGGCTTGTCAAAAGCGTTTTTCTAGTAAAAGTTTAGTAAAAAAATTCATTGGAGATGAAGAGGCGACATCTGATTATTTAAATTTACACAAAACAGGTGCAGCTTCATTTGCTACGATTGATGCGAATGCGACAGGAGCTTTTACTGGAGACTTTTGGACTTTATCAATGTGGGTTCGCGGAGAAGAACAACACTTTACACAGGGATATATAGACGACAGCCACAATATTCATTTCAATGCTATAACATACACGCTCAAGTGGCGCAACCCCGTTGTTTTTGCGACTCATGAATTACCGAGAACAGAACAAGTTGGCGATGGTGAGTTTGATGAGGGTAATGAGTTCAAGCCAAATCAAAATGGCACGTTTGGCGATGCTAATAGTTTAGTCAGAGCGAACTTACACTTTTCAAGCCGCATAGGTGAAGATCAAGGTGTTTACTTAGATTTAGCCACGCCTACAGAAGATGGGACAAAAAACAAATTAACTCAAGTCCCAAGTAAAATAGCATCTAAAGATAAGTTCCATTGCCTTGTTTTTAGAAAAGAGTTTGATTCGACAAACAATAAATCAACAATAGATATTCTAGTCAATCCTCAAAAAAACCAATATGGGCATACTGTTTACTCCAACAAATCAAGAATAAATATTGATAACGGTACGGCTGGAGTTGATCTTATTTCGTTATTCTCTGACAAAACAGGCGAGTTGGATGACTCGATTTGTTTTGGGGGCGATATAGCCCAAGCTTGCCTTTGGTCAGGCAGACTTAATGACGATGAAGTTTGTCACATAGGGTCTACAAATTCAGTATCAGATTTAGAAGTGTTTTTAACTGATGATGGTTTACAAAAAGCGACTCGTAATTACTGCGATTATCTCCCTCTAAGATACAATGAGGCGACTGGTTACTTATCCCCTCTTACAGGTTCGGATAGGCTTTGTTTTTGGTATGATATGCAGACAGGGTTAAGCTCTAGTAAGCTTATTCTTATAGACGAGTCTCATAATAATCACGATATGACGGGTTTTGGAACGACAGGAGAATTTGAAAAACGTACGATAGAATATAAAAAAGGTGAATTTATAGAGTTCGTTCCCAACCAAAACGCTCAATTTAAACTTCCCTTCGGGGGGTTCCCCGGAACAGATGGATTCGATTATAGATCTCAAGGATCTCAAAACAATATATAAATATGAAAGATGCTTTACAAGTGATAGTTGATGAGTCGGAATCTAACCCTTTTATAGAAATATGTGGTTTTTTAGGGTTCGATAGAAAAAAAGAGACTTATGTAGTCCAGAATGAAAAAAATATATCCCAAGACCCTTCAGAGTATTTCATGATTGATCCTCTTAATTATTTAATTTTTAAAGAGAAGTATGATTTATTAGCGGTTTACCATAGCCACATCAATGCAGATGCTGAACCATCAGAGTTTGACGTAAAAATGTCAAATAATTGCTGCATACCATTTTTAATATATAGTATTGAAACTAAAAAATTCAATCTTTTTGAGCCGCAAAATCTAGAAACAGATGTAAATATATATAATAGGTTTAAGGAGGATTATGACAATTATTAGATTACATGGGATTTTAGCTCAAAAGTACGGCGAGGCGTTCGAAATGGACATTGGTAAGTCTAGAGATGTTATTAGAGCTATTGACGCTAATAGGGATGGTTTTAGAAAAACTATAGTAGATTTACAAAAAGAAGGTTTCTCATACGAAATTTTAGTTAATAAAAAAAGACTTAATAAAAATGAGTTTTTAAATAGTAAAAAACCACAAGAGATAGATCTTGTGCCGTTTATTGTTGGGTCTGGTATCCACTTATTAGTAGCTGTAACTGTAGCAGTGGTTTCAGCTGCAATCCAGTATGCTTTAATGGACCCCGGCACTATTGATGGGGGATCAATGACTGTAGGTAAAGATAGCGGTTCGATGATGTTTGCCACTAGCCAAATTAATCTTACCGCTCAAGGCTCCCCTCTTCCTATTGGTTACGGTAGGTTAAAAGTTGGGTCAAGCGTGGTTCAAGCTTCAGTTAAGTCGCTTCCACAGACGGCGGATTCTTTTGAGAGTATGACTAATAACCCTTTTGAAACCACCTACGATGAAGGCTTTGACATTTTTGACTCAAAACGGAAATCATGAATCATTTATCTAGAAAGAAAAAACTCTACGGGGCAGGTTCGAAAAAGCCTAAAGTAAAACCTGCTGTCCTGCTTCCCCCTAAAATAGGAGAGTATCAATTCGAATCTTCTTTCAGTTATGTTGAAACTTTAGATTTAATATCGGATGGGCCAATTGAGGGTTTAGTAAATAATAAAGGGAGCCTTTTGTTTAAAAACGAGCAGTCTAAAGGTGTTTATCTTAATGAGACTCCAGTTTCTACATCCGAAGGCACAGAAGAAGAGCCTGAACATGAGCGATCCCTAAAAAATGATACTTCCGTTTCCAAAGATATACAAACTTTTGCGAACTTAATATCAGGAAAATCTCTAATTGCTCATGTTACACATGTAGAAACCGATAACGTTGGCCCGTTTGGTGTAGGCGCACACAAGCAGTATTTCTTAACATTAAGAGATTTGGTTGTAGGGGAGCGAACGCCGATTCTTTTTGGCTTTGACGCAAATTTTTTTCCTGATGCGGATGGTGATGGAATTCCTGAGTTGTTCACCGAGCTAACTAAAAGTTTTAGCTTAACCACCAGATCATATGTGTATATTACGGACATAAATGATAGAAAGGAAAACTACTTTGCGATATTCATGAACAAGAATACAATAAATAATTCTGATTTATTTGTATGTTTGTCTAAGTTTGACTATAAAAAGTTTAGGGATCGCAGTAATCCATTTGAGAAGAATGACGGACTCCTTCGTTGCGCTAATGAGATTATTAAAAAGAAGTTCAATCTCACTGGAGTAGCCCTTAACATGCTTAAGCAGGAGCCTCCAGCAGCGCACATATTAACTCAGATTTTAGAAGCTTACGATAGTTATGGCCCGACTTCTGACGGGGGTGAACCCTCAAACCCTTTTATGAGAAAGCTTATAATGCATAAACTACAAAAGGTGTTTTCAAATCTTTCTGTAGGAAAGGGCGAAGTTTTTAAAATAGATGAGGTAGCAAGCGGTGAGATCTCAGCTAAAGAATTGATTCGTGATCTTTTGGAGGTGATATGGAGAGTTGGTTACATGATTATGTATATTCCAGATAGGGATATATTACATGGTATAGGAGAGGCTCAATTCACAGACCCAAGGGAGGTTTCTCTTATACCTACCGAGGCTGACGGCAAATATTCACCGATGTATGGCCGAAGAGAATACAATGATTTGTTGATTCCGATCTGTGATGCAGATGGAAAACTCGAACAAAACGCTGATATATTAGGAGCCGCATTTATAATTGTCAGGCTTCCGTGGAGGGGGGCAAGTGTAAACCCATACTCAATTGAACCAGCTACTTTCGATGTTGATGGGTTATCAACACTAAAAAAGATTACAAAGTTAACGGTGGCTCAAGTACGACAAAACGCTGATATTAGTAATTTTAGATATAATTATAATAATGTTTTAATTGAATCTAGAAACGGGGAAGAGTATCAAGAACCATTTAGATTTTTTAATAAAATTTATATTGATAAAACTATAAACAAGGCGATTTATGGGCCTTATAGATCGTTTGGTCAAGTTCAAAGGGTAGATGGTTCATTTTTCACCAAATCCACTTTAGCGATACGTGGGCCAAGTTCAATAGGTTTTAATGAGGGTGAGATGGGGCCAGACCCTGATCCGGGAGAAAAACCATTTCGAGGTAATGACGGGCTTCCTATCGGGGAAGGCAGTAATGATAATGCGCGTCTAACTAACGCAGATTATAATTCATGGAGCGAGGATGGAAATTCATTCGGTCTAGATGAGGCGGAGTCGCCATCAGTTTATTACGTCAATAACCCAAATGTCTCTGAAGTTTTTGTTACATTAAAAGTGGATGCTCTTCGTGATACAGCAGAAGGACTCTTAAGGGGTGGAGATCCTGAAAGCAATGATTCGTTTAAGGCTGGAGACAAATTGCCAGCTATTTTGAACATTCAGATTGAAGTGGGTAAAGTTACCTCCGAAGGATTACAGAAACCAACATTAACAAAAAATTATAGGATTGCAGCCCTTATAGAAGGAACAACCCTTATTGATATAGGTAACCCAGATAACACAAACAGACCCAATGAAACTAAATCCGTTTCTGAACTTAGTGGCGGCGTACCAAAAAGTTCTCCTCTTGATAACGTTTTCGGGCCGCAGCTTGAATTTAAGGGCGGCGCTGACTTAGCTACGCCATTCCCACTGCCAAGAGTCAATGACTACTCATTAAACAATTCTTACTCTTCCCCAGAAAAACGGTATGTTAAAGTAAGAAAGTTGTCAACGGAGACGTTTTCAGTCTTAATATCTAAGGATGTAGCGGTTCAAAAAGTAACGGAGATTATTCCTGTTAATTTAACTTATCCATTTTCCGCTATTATAGGGACAAAGATTGATTCCAAAAGCTTTGGTCGCTTACCATCAAGATCTTTCGATGCTAGATTAAAATTAATTCAAATTCCATCAAACTATCACCCAACTGAAGAATTCCACAGAAGAAAAGATAAAAGGTATTATGATACTACGTCTGAATTCGAAAATGCTTCAAAAGAAAAGAAATCCATATATCAAGGAGACTGGAATGGGGCATTTAAAATTGGTTGGACTGACAATCCAGCTTGGATTCTATACGATCTTCTGACGAATACTCGATACGGTTTAGGCAGATATTTAGAGGAGAATGACATTAATAAATGGGAACTTTACAAGATTGGCAGATTCTGTGATGCTGTAGATTCAAATGGCGACTTTGAAGGAGTCCCAGATGGCAGGGGAGGTTTAGAGCCTAGATACTCTTGTAATATAATGCTCAACAGTAATGAAAAAGTTTTTGATTCTATACAGCTCATATCAAAATTATTTAGGGGGCAAACTTTCTTTAGAGCTTCAGAAGTCTCATTCGTTGATGAAAGAATAAAATCTCCCATAGCTACATTTAGCAATAATAATGTAAAAGATGGGGCATTTAATTACTCAAACCTAAGAAGGGATCAACAATTCAACACCGCCGAGGTCTCCTATTTAGATAGATTTGAAAACTTCACTCCGAAAGTTGAAGTTGTTGAGGATGAGGAGGATATTAGAAGCAGGGGTGTATTTAAAAACAGGATCGATGGTTTGGGTGTGACATCTAGGGCTATGGCTAGAAGAATTGGCCAACATTTAATTTACAGGACCATTAAAGAAAATCAAAGGGTAGCATTCATTTCTGGTTTAGAAGCTTTACTGTGTCAGCCCGGGGATCTTATTATTGTTGACGACGACTTAAAAAACGAAAAATCTAACTTCGGTAAGGTTCTTAGTGTTGATGCAGCTAATCAATATATTCAATTAAGTGGTCCATTTTTTTCTGACTCTATGACTGGGATATTAACCGTATATAACCCCACGGGAGAAAACTCAATCGAACATCTGGGCGATATCGCTCAAACAAAAAGAGCCAGAACAGATACTTTTACTATTACTAGTTCGCCAGCACCCTCCTTTAATATTTACACTGGATTATATAATTTTTCAGGGTACACAGATGGTTATACAGATACTAATATTGAATCATTAAGACTGTTTTCTGAGTATGCTTTGTATACAGGTACTGGAGACAACATGTTATACTTTGGCACAGGTTATACAGGTTGGACATTTGCAACAGGTCTTGAAGAAGTACATAGGTCTTTTGTAGCTAAATCAACAGGTGTTCAGAATCTGGATCAATTAAATACTGGATTTATTTCGTCTTATAATAATGGTGTGCCTGACAAAAGAGGAGGAACAGATATTGATATTTCAGGCTTATTGAGTGGCGATCTTAACGAGTTAAATACTAGGGGTATCCTAGAGTCAGAAATAGCTCAAAATTCACAACCTCATATTACAACTTTTAATGTTACAACAGCTGGCGTTGGTGATGGATTCGGCTTTGCGAGCGGGGTAGATAATCCTGAAGTTTTGCCGTTTATCAAGTTGGGTAGCCCATATAGATTTGATTTAAAAGATGGGGATAACACCTTATATAAGATTGACTCGATTAAAGAAAATAATCCTAACGAATATTTAGTATCTGCGGCTAAGTTTGATACTGGTAAGTTTTCATTAATTGAAAACAGTATATCTTTGGATAGGAAAGAAAATACATACGACTTTAATGTAGCAACTCAGATTGGTGACACAATTTTCAAGAACTTGAGTGCGCCATCAGGTTTATCTCTTATTACTGGTGAAGGCACAGAAACATCCTCTTTCTTTATAAGTGGCGATTGGTCTGGGTCAGCAGAAGATGAAAGTTATGAAGTGGTTCTAAGTCGCCCTAATGGTGGGAGAGTCTCAGTTAATGTGCCAGACAAAAACGTTAAGTTTGATAATTTATTTTCTATAGGAAACTACGCTTTAAGTGTAAAGGCTATTGGGAATTCTGTAGGATCGACAAAAACCTCAGATTCGGAGTTCTCAACCGAAAGCATATTCGTCCTTCACCAAGAGCTAGAAGAATTCGACAGATCTTTTATAACAAATATAACATTTAAATAAATGCCTTTATACGAATTTCAGCCATCTTTTACTGTCGATCAAACGGATTTGAGTTTAACATCTACAGGTAGCGGAGTACACCTTAACAAAGCTGTTACTGTCAATTTAGGCATCTTGGATAGGGTTAGTGGAGTTGTAGAGAGCAATACAGACTTGTTATCAAACTCTTATATTAATAATATTAATGTAGATATTCTTAACATTGATGGGACTGTCAAGCATCAAAATTTCCTTACTGATTACAAGTCTAATCTATTTACTATAACAGAGTATGATAATATCAATGTCTTTGGCCAATACACCAAGGATTTTGGCATAAGAGCTACTGTTTTGGAAAGTTCTCAGACTCACACCTCTGAATTTTATCTTTATGGTAATACTCTTGAATTTAGTGGTATAACAATTAGAGATTCAACAGGTACGACCTCTCATACTGGATCTCAAAGCAGTAAGACGGCTGTAAATGCGACTGGTCAGACTGGGATTTTAACTAGTACTATCACATTCAATAATGATAAACTTTACACATCTTTTGACAAAGTAGACATTTACAGTTCTACTGGATCGGATGCGTTCGTTAATCAGAGCGGCCTCACCCCAGTTTTTTCGCGTAACTTAAATAACGCGCCTATTCAATCATTTAATATTCCAGAGGGTATATTACCTCCCGATACTGGTATATATCTCCACTTTGTTCCCTATAGTCAGGTTGGCCAAGGTGAAGCTTGGACCGTTGGTCCATACACTTTTAAAAATAACCCTGTAGCTTCTAACCCTTTTGTCACCGAAGTCACCAGCGGTGACATTACAGGAGCTTTGGGCTTCACACCCTTAAGTGGTGTTTCGAGTTCCGTTAGAACGGTCACCGCTGGCGGCAATACCCTTGACTCTAGTGAGACGTTAGCGTTTACGGCGGGTTCGAATATGCAAATTACGGAATCTGCTGGTGCGGTCACCATTGCGGTAGACGGTTCCTCTCAATTACCCACTGCAACGATCCCTAACCTTGCAGCTTCGAAAATCACCTCTGGAACCCTAGCTGACGCTCGCATCCCAAGCCTCGCGGCTTCGAAGATTACCTCTGGAACCCTAGCTGACGCTAGAATTTCTCAGGGTAGCGTCACGCAACACCAAGCCGCGCTGTCTATTACTGAATCGCAGATTAGCGATCTTGGGTCATACATTACGTCAGTAAGAACGGTAACCGCTGGCGGCAATACCCTTGGCGCGGGTGAGACGTTAGCGTTTACAGCGGGTTCGAATGTGCAAATTACAGAGTCTGCTGGTGCGGTTAGCATTGCGTCAGTCTCCAGTCTAAACGCAGGTCGTTTATTAGTTGGTAACTCCAGTAATGAGGCCGCAGTGGATGATACTGTTTATATTGATACTACTAATGGTAGGGCTGGTATAAATACAAGCAGTCCAGACTATCTTTTAGATATAGGAGGCGATACAGCTAGCGCTAATAACACAATCAGAATGGTTCAAGCTAATAATGGAACCGCTATAAGAATAGGCGCTGGAGGAGGTAGTAATGATGTAAACCTTTTGAGGGTTGATGGAGACACTAGCACTAACAAGGGAGAGAGTGACTCTAGTAATTACGGGTTCTCTCTAAGATACAAAGGTTCAGGCTCAGGAGCTAATAACGCTTTATCATTTTTTGCTGATAATTCAAATGCTGGTTCTCAAATTGAAGCTCTTACTATTTTAAATGATGGTAAAGTGGGTATAAATACAGCGAGTCCATCTCATCCGCTAGATGTTAATGGTACACTTAGGTCTGTTGGAAACGCGACCTTCGATGCAAATGTTAATGCGGGTGGAGTCATAACTACTGGCGGAAATACAGAAGCCGAAGTAAAGAGTTGGCTACATGCAGGGAGACAGTGGTCATTCTCAGGTCTACCATTCTTTAACAAAACTTCAGGATCTACAGCTCAAAGACTAGATGGGGCATTTATGGCAGATCTCAATACAGGATCTGCTGCTAGTAGACGAGCGCAAGCAGTATTTGGAGCAGGATTCAACGATATATCTGGTTATAGTGGAGCTGGTACTGATTATAGTAGAGCTATAGGAGCATCTATTAAAGTTGGGTTCTTCATTTCTGGTCAGAATTCTGCTAGCGTTATATTTGCGGTTGGTTTAGCTTCTACTTCAGGTGTTTTTGCTGATGCTGATCCAATTTCTAATTATGGATTTGGTGTAGAGTTTAGAAGAGGTTCTGGCAGCACAACTGAATGGAGGGTATTCGCGCACGATGGAACATCATTCTCTGCTTCCACTTTTACTAGTACTGGTATCACACATTCCGTTGATCCTCGTACTATTGCTATCTACAGCGATGGAGCTGGCAA